TTAATAATTCCTGGAGTTGGATTTTTAAATGAGTCTGGAAAGTTTAAGCAATATACTTTTGAAACCTGGCTTCGAGTAAATTCATACAGTAACGACAGAAAAAGAATTATTGGCCCAATTGCTTCAGAAGATGGAATATATGTTGATGGACCATCAATAGGATTAAAGATAGGTAATGAGTATGGCGCTTACTATGTTGGTGAGTGGACAAGGCCAATGCTGGTTCACATTCGTGTTGGAAAAGATACGGCATCTTTGGTTATAAACGGACAAGAAGTAATATCTTTAAACTATTTAACTGAATCTCTTTCCTTACCAGCAATGTTAAACTCAAGCGATAAGGATCAGGACTGGATAGGTTTTTATGCATATGATGATATATACCCTATAGAGGTCGACTGTGTTGGAATTTATCCATACATAGTTGCAACTGCTGTTGCAAAAAGAAGGTTTGTTTTTGGACAAGGCGTTGACATCCCAGAAAACATTAATACTTCTTATAGTGGTACATCTGTATTTATTGATTACTCATTTGCAGACTATACCTCAAATTATTCATATCCAAAGATTGGTTCATGGAATCAAGCATTTAACGATAATACATCTATCATTAATAAATCTCTTTCCGTTTTGTCTCACCCACTTCCAGAAACAATCTTGTCATCAAAAACAGAAGAAGAACTTTTATCCGACTGTAAACTTATACAGTCATCAGACACAAGGAACTTTCTATCCTTTAGACCTAACACTTCCTGGAACAGTGTCTCTGGCTATTTATTCTTTAAGAATTTTGATTTCATAAATAAGCCTGTCTCTGCTTTCTACGGTTGTTTTAGATTACCACAAACATCTAGTTCGGTACAAACTCTTTTTAAAATAGAAAAAGAAAATACAAATAGTTATTTTATGATACAACTTTTAAACAATCAAATATCTTATATCATTAATTACAACGGAACATCAGAAACCATTTACTCTCCTTTAGTTGCTGAACCAGGAGAGTTGGTAGACATAGGCCTAAATATTCCAGCATTTGTATCAAGATTTGGAAACCCAGCATCAGACTTTTTTGGATCTTTGTCAGACCTAAGAATGTATGTTGGTGGAGATAAAAATGGACTATCAACTTTTACTGGAAAAATATATAATGTTGGAATATGCACAGCCCACAACTTTCAAAAAATTAGGTTTTTGTTTAATGAAATAGGAGTTCCAATTTGGAACGAAGATTTATTTGCTGTTTATCAAAACAATCAGTTAATTAATATAGACGGAGGAATAGACACAACATCTATGCCACCTTACGGAGGTTTAACAGACACAGCAAACGGAGCAATTACTGGTGGAGGTGTTGTTGTTGCTGAAGAGGACTCTCTTTTAGATCACGTTGCAAGTTATACTCTTTTACCAGAAGTTGTTTTTGATACCTACAAACTAACTGTATCTGCAAGCGCATACTGGGAAGATCAACTTCCTTTGACATACTTTGCTGAATCAGTTCTTGATAAACGAGGGGACCAATATTTTGATCTTGATTTTATTCAGTTTAATATTGATTATCCAATTCCATCAAAGACCATAGAAATAGAAACAGAGCCAGAGGCTTGGACTTATGCAGAGTTGTCAGATGAGTACGGTACGCCAGTTCAAAGAACATACACATCATTAGATAACTACTTGTTTACTGGATATAATGATTATGACGATTTAAAAAATAAAATAGCAAAAGACTATAGGTATGACACAGACGGAGCAATTGTAAAGACTTACGTAACTTTTCAATACACAGAGTTGGGAGCAAATCAAACATATTATTACTTTACAAAAACAGAAAGACCCTCAAGGAACGGAGTATTAATTCCTGGATCAGACTGGATGACAACAAAATATGAAGTTGTAGATAATATGATTATCTATCCACCAACTGGTGTAGACTTTAATGACTTGTCTCTTGTGACACATATAGAAATGAATGTAAAAGATTCACAGACAAACAATGTACTAATTAAAAAACTTTCTTATGCATCCCAAGCACTAAATGAATCTGATGCAAGTCCAATTGGAACAAGGTTTGGAACATCTATTTATCCATACACCAAAACTGGAATATATTATAATTTTAAAAAGAATAATCCTTTTGCAATTTACACAGGGTCATCTCCATATTTGTATTTAACAAAAACAAGTGGTATTCAGTTAAAAGGAAGGTATGATCCACTAGTTAACAGGGGTCTTGTAATTCCTGTAAATGAAAGCAGAGCAGAAGGCTTTAAGGCTATAGCAATGCAAATGGCTGTAAGGTTTGACGGAGACTATTTCCCATACGCACCAACACAAATATTTGAAATCGAAAGTAAAGACTCATACATAAAGTTTTATATGGTTGCCAACGATCCTTCTGGACGCAGAGCAAAGATCTATGCTATAGATGCAAAGACTGGTCTTGTTCAAAATGGTATTGGATTTTATTGGAACGGCAAGGTAGTAAAAGAGCCAATCATAACTCTTCAAGAGTGGGGATTCCTTGGAATCAACTTCTTAAACAGTCTTAACTTTTCATTTTTTGAAGGGGCAGTAAGATTGACTGGTCCATTACTATTCAATAGCATATCCTACTATCAATCTACAAACCTGCAAGAAGTTCAGAATGTTGCAGAAAGACCATGGTTTAGAGTAAAGGTTCTAGGGTCCTATCCTCTTGATTGGGAGTTTTGGGATAGTCCATCGTTTAATTGGAATAACGTTCTTGTCCTTTCAGAAACAAGTTATTATGGAGTAGACCCATCAGACGTCTACAAGAGTTATACAGGAACAAACAAAATCATTGTTGATGATGAAAGAACGGTTGATTTTGGAGAATACTCTTACACTATCTTTACTGACGTTAGGTGGAACCAGTTCGTAGAGACCCCAGCCTAATATGGTATACTTGTAGTTATGGATTCTCTTATAGACCCAAAAACTGGTCAACCAATTGTAAAAAACGTTAGACGTCAAGTAATAGAAAAAAACTATGACTGGGGCCTTTATGTATACAAGAAGGCAAATGGAAAATGGTTTACAGACGGTAATGGCTCTGTGCTTAACATTCCTTCAGATAAGAATGATATATCTAGAATGGCAGAACTAAAAAAGACTGCAATGCATTACGGAGATCCAGGAGACGGTACATGTGTCTTTGTTCCAGGGCTAACAAGAGTTTCAGAAGAAGAATACTCTGAGCAAGTTGATCGCATGAAGTCTGGCCTTATTCCAAATCTAAATGACCTTGGAGCAGTACAAGCAGCAAAAGATACAATTGCTAAGTATGGAGATGAAGAGTAATCATGGAAGATAACGAATACGAAATCGGCGCAAGAATTGATGATGAAATAAAAAAAGACGATACTTTTTCAAAGTCTGATCCATTTAATGGAAACTGGGACTCACTAAAGTCTCTTGATGGACTAGAAGCAAATTTTAAAAGAAGAATAAACAGATCATCAACAAAGATGGTTGAACCAACAACCCAATACACAACTGCAGCACTTGCTGGAAAAAGCGGTATTGATGGAGCACAATCAAAAGAAATAAACCCAGGTCTAGTATATATAAATGGTTATGGAATGTTTGATGTAATCACACCACCATGGAACCTTTATGAATTAGCAAACTACTATGACACATCCTTTGCAAACCACGCAGCCATTGACGCTAAGGTAGAAAATATTGTAGGTCTTGGATATGAGTTTAAGGTTTCTCAAAGAACAATGATGAGACTTGAGTCATCAGAAGATAACAGCGCAACACAAAAAGCAAGAAAAAGAATTGAACGAGCAAAGATTGAAATGCGTGATTGGATAGAGTCGCTTAACGACGATGATTCATTTACAGCAACCATGGAGAAGGTTTACACAGACCTTCAGTCTACTGGTAATGGCTATTTAGAAATTGGAAGAACTACTCGTGGCGAGATTGGATATGTTGGACATATTCCATCAACAACTATGCGTGTTCGCAGAATCAAAGATGGCTATGTTCAGATCATTGGAAACAAGATTGTTTACTTCCGTAATTTTGGAGCAAAGAATCAGAACCCACTAACTACAGACGCTAGACCAAACGAGATTATTCACTTTAAGCAGTACTCACCACTTAATACCTTCTACGGAGTGCCAGACATTATGTCGGCTATTAACTCATTACATGGAGACTCTCTCGCTTCACAATACAATATTGATTACTTTGCAAACAAAGCAGTACCACGATACGTTGTAACACTAAAGGGTGCAAAACTTTCTGGAGACGCAGAAGATAAGATGTTTAGATTCTTGCAAACAAATCTTAGAGGGCAGTCACACCGAACGCTATATATTCCACTACCAGGAGATAGCGAAAACAATAAAGTAGAATTTAAAATGGATCCCATCGAAGACGGAATACAAGACGGCTCTTTTAAAGAGTATCGTAAACAAAACCGTGATGACATCCTGGTCGCACATCAAGTGCCACTGTCTAAACTTGGAGGTGGCGATTCTGGATCTATAGCAGCAGCACTTGCACAGGATCGCACCTTTAAGGAGCAGGTTGCAAGACCAGCCCAA